GCCATTGAGGGATATGCGGACTTTGAGCAGTTGTCCGGTGGTGTTGAGAAACTGTTTGGAGCGGATGTTGCTGATACTGTGCAGGCAAACGCACAGAGAGCCTTTGAGACGGCAGGAATGTCCGCTAACGAGTATCTGGAAACTGTCACAGGGTTTAGTGCGTCACTTATCAACGGACTTGAGGGTGATACTGCGGAGGCCGCAAGGCTTGCTGATATTGCCATCCGTGACATGAGTGACAATGCGAACACTTTCGGTACGGACATCTCTTCTTTGCAGAGTGCCTACGCAGGCTTTGCCAAAGGCACTTACACTATGTTAGACAATCTCAAGTTGGGATATGGCGGCACGGCAACAGAGATGGTGCGTCTCATTAATGATTCTGGGATACTGGAGGAGGAGATCACTTCACTTGATGGGATCACATTTGATCAGATGATTGCCGCTATACATGAAGTGCAGACGCAGTTGAACATTACTGGGACTACTGCGGCAGAGGCCTCTTCTACTATCCAAGGTTCAATTGGTGCTATGTCCTCTGCATGGCAGAATCTGCTAACAGGCATGGCAGACGAGGACGCAAACATTGAGGAACTGGTTTCCAACTTTGTAGATACTCTTGTGGGAGAGGACGGCACTTCCGGAGTCATTGGGAATCTTGCTCCTAGGATCGTTACTGTGATCTCTGGGATCTCCCAGACGCTTGTGACGCTGATTCCTACGATTATTGAGACTCTGATTCCCATCATTGCAAACGCTTTTCCTGCAATCGTAGAGGCTGTGGGGAATGGGATCTCAACTATCATTGCGCTCCTGCCAGATCTGATTCCTGTTGTGTTTAACACACTTATGGATTTGGTTGGTGAGATCCTCAACATGATGCCTCAACTGGTGGAGGCAGGCTGTCAGATCATCATCTCCCTTATCCAAGGAATTGGGGAGACAGTTCCCAAACTGATTGAAATGCTCCCAGACATCATGATCCAGTTGGTGGATACTCTTCTGGAGGGTCTTCCGCTCATTATTGATGCGGCCTTGCAGATGATCCTTGCGCTCGTTAATGGTCTGATGAACGCAATCCCCAAGTTGATTGATTATGTCCCAACACTTATCACTACTATTATTGAGGTGCTTATCAATAATCTTCCAAAGATCATTGAGATGGCAGTACAGATCATGGTAGCACTCATCACAGGCCTTATTGATGCCATTCCGCAGTTGATTGCAATGGTTCCCAAGATCATCAAAGCCATAGTGGATACGCTTAAAAACAACTGGCCTGCCATTAAAGAGGGTGGCAAACAGATCCTCATGGCCTTTGTAAACGGCATTACTGCAATCCTTTACAAGGTTGGAGAGGCCGCAGGAAAGATCTGGCAGGCCATCAAACAGAAGTTAGCGGACATTGGGCAGAAGATGTTGAGCATAGGCCAGAATGTGGTATCTGGTATCTGGAATGGTATCTCCAATAGCTTGCAATGGATTAAGAACAAGATCTCTGGGTGGATCGGTAATGTTCTGGACTTTATTAAGCGGATATTTGGCATTGCGTCTCCCTCCAAAGTAATGGAGGACGAGGTTGGTAAATATCTGGCAGAGGGCATTGGAGTAGGTTTCCAAGATGAAATGCGAAATGTGGAGCAGGAGATGGCAGACGCTATTCCCAGTTCCTTTGATGTTGATGCGTCCATCAACGGAGCGGTTTCACAGGGTACGCAAGTTGCCGTCATGGTTGCGGCATTTAAGCAGGCTCTGGAGGACATGAAGATTGAGTTGGACGATGAGGTTGCAGGACGCTTTGTGGAGCGTACTGTGGCAAGGGCAATCTACAGTTAAAAAGGAGGGAGAAACATGAATAAGATCACACTCAATGGGGTGGAATCCACTTCTATAACTGGTCTGCTGATTCAGAGCCTCCCTCCCATTTCCAAACCAAAGCGGAGGACGCAGATTGAGGAGATAGACGGCAGAGACGGAGATTTGGTTACTGTTCTAGGCTATGCGGCCTACGATAAGAAAGTGAAGATTGGCCTGCATGGTTCATTTAATATTGATACTGTCATATCGTTCTTTGATTCCTCTGGGGATGTGGTGTTTTCCAATGAAGATGGTAAATTTTATCGTTATGCCATCTATAACGCAATTGACTATGATAGGCTCATCCGTTTCAGAGAGGCAGAGGTTGCGTTCCATGTTCAGCCTTTCAAGTACGCTCTATCAGAGCAGACTCCTACTGTTGTCTCCATAGTCTCGCAGGAATCTTTGACGCTGACAAACAATGGGAATATCTTCTCCAAGCCTATCCTGTCTGTCACAGGATCCGGAACTGTCCTGCTGTTTCTCAATGGTAACCAAGCCTTTACGCTGTCTCTTGGGACGGATGAAACGATCACGATTGATTCAGAGGCTATGGAGGCCACTAATGGTGGTGTACTGGCTAACAGGAGCGTAACCGGAGATTATGAAAACATCTGGTTGCCTGTTGGGGCAAATACGCTCACTTGGACAGGAACTGTGACGGAGATCTCTTACCAGTATCCCTCCAGATGGATCTGAGGTGATGCGGCATGATTAAACTGTTTCAGCAGACAGATACCACATTCTCAACTAACGGAGATCTGGTTGTCCGTCCTATCAAAGCCAAAGTGCGGAAAGAGGACAACGGCAACTACTATCTGGATCTGGAGGCCTCTCTGTCTTATGCGGATGAACTGACGGAGGGCAGGATCCTAGTGTGCAACACTCCACAGGGAGAGCAGGCTTTTCGCATTGGGAATGTTACCAAGACAAAGTCCAGAATCTCTCTCCGTGCGTGGCATCTGTTTTACGATTCTAAGAACTATCTCATAGCGGACTCCTATGTTGTAGACAAGAATTGCAATGACGCTCTGGATCATCTAAATACTGCTACGGACATTACTAGTCCGTTTACCACGCTTTCAGATGTAGGCACAGTTAACTCCTTTAGGTGCGTCCGGAAGTCCCTTTTTGAGGCCATTGGTACTGTCATAGAGAGATGGGGAGGGCATCTCGTCCGTGATATGTGGCAGATTAAACTCATGGCCTCTGTGGGAACTGACAACGGAGTAACTGTCCGCTACGGAAAGAACATCAAAGACATCTCCTGTGAAGAGAACTGGGATAATGTCTGCACAAAGATCCTGCCCACAGGGACGGACGGCATCATGCTAAACGCTCTGGATGCAGGAGCGTCCATTTATATGTCCTCTGACATCCAGTATCCTCTGCCGTACACCAAGACAGTATCTTTTGATCAGAGTGAGATTACACAGGATCAATATTCCACGGAGGCAGAGTGGCAGGCCGCTCTGGTTGCGGATCTGGCAGAGAAAGCCGCTCGGTATCTGGACATTTACTCCGTGCCTCAAGTGAATTACACGCTGAAAGCCAATCTGGAGCGTGTTACGGATGTGGGAGACTCTGTGGAGGTTATTGACGAGCGTCTGGGCATCAACATTCAGACGAATGTCATTGCCTATGATTATGATGTGATTCTGGGGCAGTATTCAGAGATTGAGTTCGGTAACTTCCGTCAGACTCTGGAGGGACTCCTGTCTACGATTAACGCACGGACGGAGGATCTCGTTAGAGAGTCCACGGACAGCGTCCGCATCACGCTTGGGCAGGAACTGTCTGCGGCAACTGCGGCTATCTGGAGCGCACTAGGGGACTCCAATGTGATCTACAACGGAGACTCCATCATGGTTGTTGATAGGTTGCCTGCAACTGACGCACAGAATGTCATGCTGATTAACGCAGGCGGCATTGGGTTCTCCACTACTGGCATCACAGGGACATTCAATTCCGCATGGACGATTGACGGCACTCTGGATATGCAACAGATCAATGTCATCAATCTTGTTGCGGACATGATAAAGGGTGGAACGCTGAAACTAGGCTCTGCTGACAATCAGAATGGCATTCTGGAGGTCTACGATGCGTCCAATAATCTGGTAACGCTACTGGACAGGAATGGCATAAAGGTCTACGGAAACAATGGGGACTATGTGATGATTAATAACTCTGTAGGCTTTGCAGGCTTTAACAGAAACGGCACAAAGATCTACTGGGCGGCAGAGGATGAGTTTCATATGAAGAAAAGCGTGGTGGAGGAAGAGATCACGCTGTGCGGTAAAGTGCGGTTTATTCCAATCACAAGGACGAGCGGCGGCACTACCATTAATGATGGCATAGGCCTAGTCTCCGTCTCTACTGTC